GCAGAGTTAACAGAAAGTTTGTCTGGAGTTGGGGATAAAGTCAAAAAAGAACTTAGCAGCTCTGAAAACGATATCGCAAATTCATTGACAGGAACTACTGTGGCACCTACATTTAATAACATATGCGTTGCATTACCAACAGCGGCAGGAATTGCAGCTGGTATGGCAGCATTGTCTCCCGAAATTACGTCTAACGATATAAAAGGAACTATTGAATCGGCGGTGAGTGATTTTAATCCAGCACTCAAAGCAGAGTTACCGCAGATTGACGATTTCTTGTCAGGATCAATTAATCTTAAAATCGATGCTGATTTATCAAAACTTACTGATGGTATTACATCTGGTATTGGTAACGTTCTCGGTAGTATTACTGGTTTGCCTATACTTGACACACTTCACAAAATGAATAACTCAGTATCACAGATTTCAACAGGATTTAATCTGCCGGCGAATTCATTTTCTAAAAATGTAGCTGCAGACGTTCTCACAGCATTTTCTAATAATGATTTCACTGGTGCTTTTGACGCAATAAAGGATCAAGCGATAGGATTAACTTTTAGTGAAATCGAAGATAAACTTGGCGGATTTCAAAATGCTCTTGGCAGCGTTGCATCAATGTTGAATTCGTCGCCAACGGCTAACGGCGCAATCGTATCTACAAATCCAATTTCAACAATGGGTAATACGACAGTGCCGGAAACAACAATCAACAGCCTTGAAGAGTTTACTGTTGAACTCGCAAGTAACTCACGTGCTGTTGATAAAGTTGTATTTTACTGGACGGCCGCGACGCTGAATCCTGATTATAGACTTAAGGATAGATTAGATTACAAAGAAGGTCTTGGTTATCCGCGTGACCCAGAATGGCACTATTATATTTGGGGTGATGGAACTATCGAACGTGGTATTCCTATCGGTAAACCTGGACCAGATCCTGACATAACGTCACCCAATAGTATTGATATTATCGTTGCTGGTGGTTCATTCGACGATGGTGTAACATATACACAAGATGCCGTCACACCTCAAACAAAAGAATCAACAAAGAGACTTATCGCAACGATATATAACGTATATCCTGGAATAAAAATGATTAATGCAGCTGAATATCCTGATTATGAGGGATGGGAAGAAGCCAATCTGCTCGCACCTGGTTTTGATCTTGATACATTCATTGAAAACAAATTGGGTAAAAGTAACGTTAAACAACCTGTAATACAAAAACCCGCAACTAATAAAGACCTTGGTCTACCTACTGGCGGAGGCGTTAAATATGGTAATAAAAATGCAGGAAATCCACGGCCTTTAAATATTCAACCCCAACTAATGGCAATACTCGAAGGTGCTCATAGAGCAACTGGATTTACGATGGTTATTACAAGTGGTGGACAGTTGCCTGGACAGGGAACAGGTTCTGTTAGACATAATTATGGTTGGGCTGCAGATTTACGAGTTTTTGATGCAAACGGCAACAGAGTAAACTTTGGGGTTAATAATCCCCCACCGGACGTTTTAAACTTTGCTAGATATTTGGCAAGCCAAGGTATTACTGGAATGGGCGCTGGTCCTACATATATGGGGGGAAATCTACACGTTGATATGGCGTGGGGAAGAAATCCGGGAACAAGCTCTTCCAGAAGATGGGCTGACGCCAAAAAAGGCGGAACAGATAGAGCAGCGCAGTGGCTAAAAGATGTAATGAGATATAGAGACAACACATGAGCAATAGAATTGATAATTTAGATCCCCGTAATGCCGGTTCAGGAAATTTAGCTGCTAAATATCCTAAAGAGTCCTATGAAAATGCATCATCTTTAAATCACTCTGCAAAGCAAAGTGTTTCTATAAATGAGTTAAATATTCCAGGAACTGTTGCAGGAGTAGACTTAAGCAAATATCGTGGCGGTATTCAATCTGAATATCCGCTTAACCAGGTTATTGAAACTGAGAGTGGTCACGTCATTGAATATAATGACAGCACAACAACTCCTAGAATTCTAATTAAACATGCTGATGGTTCTGGCGTTGATATGCGTCCAGACGGTAGCATCATTGTCGTTGCACAAGGTGACGGATTAGTAGAAGTTGTCACAGGTGGCCATAAAATGGTTATCACTGGTGATGGGCAACTTAATTACTCTGGTAATCTCACGTTGAATGTCGGCGGTGATTTTAATGTGAACGTTGGTGGTTCGTATAACGTCCAAGCAAAAGACGAAACAAAAACAATCAAAGGTCCGTCAAGAGACTTGTATTACGGAAGCAAATACACATCAATTGTTGGTAGCAGACAAGACACATATACTGGAAGCTATACAAATACTACAATGGGAAGTATTACGCAGTTCGCAAAAGTAGATTACAAACTAGCAGTTGGTGGTAGTGCTACTGTTGCAGCAAAGGGCGCAATTGCAACTACATCTGAAGCACAGATTGTTCAATCTGCTCCCGACATTAATATCGCTGCAGAAAGCATTTCAGTGTTTGGCTCCTCAGGTAACATCGGCGGTGAAAATGTTATTATGCATAGTTATAACTCATATGTTGGGCACAGCTTATGGGCTGGGGAAACTGTTAATACGAAAACAGTTACTGGTACACAATCAGTGAATGCTGTTACGTTGAGTGGATATTTCGTAGGAGATCTTGAGGGAACTGCCCAAACATCTGCTGGCTCATCTTCATTCACTTCGCAAGGTCATTCCGCTGATGCATCATTTGATACAACAGGTCAAACAGCAAAAGCAACAACTGCCGTTATGACTGAATATCTGACAAAGGGCGCATACGGCATTAAGAAGGTTACAATTGATAAGGGCGATCATCTTAAAAATGCATTTGATAAATCAGCTGATACTGGATACGTTTCCAGAGAAACTTTGACAACACAAGAAGTTCGTGCGAGAAAAAGAGATACTGGCCACCACACAAATCAGAAGTTTAATAATTATCAGGTATCTACTGGTAATATGAACCCTAAACATTCTGATACAGTTCCGGCCGAAGTTATCGAAACACGTGATCCTAAACAGCTTACAGTGACACCAAGAACAACAGTTTCAAGTTCGAGTGACCCAAAAGCAAGAGTCATTGCATCAGTTAATACACAAACTGCTATTGTTCCAGACACACAATATGATCCAAATGGCGTTCTAAATGTTACTTCAAGCACATTGCTTGCGGCAGGCATTTCATTAAGTCAGTTCTTATATGGCAAAGGCGATCCAGGAAAGCTTGATCCTTCTAAAACATTGAATGAAAAAATTCAGATGCTTAGAAATCTATATCCACAAGCAGAGTTTGTAAGCAGAATTCGAAAAGATAAAGAAGAGTTTAAGGGATATAACCTTGAAATCGTCGAAGGCGTCTATATGAAAAATGACGTTGAGGTTTTAACAGCAGGAAGCGTTCTTGATTTAAGAACAAAAGGACGAGCAGTTGTATACGAACTAACTGGGCTAGATGGTGTTGTTGATACTGATAAAACATTTGAACTTGCAACTTGGATTGTAAAAAATATCAAGTTTGAAAAAATGATTCTTGACTATGATACGTATGATCCATCTGGCGATTTAAATGTTCAGATTGTTCTTATTATGCCTTCTATACCAAAAGACTGGAAAGCAACTTATGATATGACTGTTGAAACAGTATTTAATGGTAAGGTTCAAGGTAAAGAGATTATGATGCTTGCAACTGAACCTAAAAATGAGCCATCGGCAGAAGAATCAGTTGAGGAAACTGGAGAAAACGAAAGTGATGACGGTCAAGAACCTGATGAAGAAGCAGGCAATGCATATCCGTTTATTCACCCAGAAGATCAGACCGAGCAGGGCCCAATTCACACATTTAATACTGGTGATTCTAGGGTTGATTACAAAGGTAAATTCAAAAGGCCATTCAACCTACCAGCCAAGGAAGGCGATTATGTTATCACAAGAACCAATGACGATAACGGCGAGATCTTCATCTATGTGTGGCAGGACACTGATAAGTTCTGGTTCCCGTTCACGATTCCTAGCTTTAAAGCTGATGGCGGCGAAGTTCCATTTGAAAACCTAAACTTTATTAAGAGATACCCATCTTAAAACTATATAAATACTTCAAAGGTTAGGAAGTAACATGGCTAGAAAATATTTCTCAATAGAGGATGGTGATCTACAAACTAGAAGTCTCGTTACTTCTAGAAATAGACTATATTCAGATATTGATTTAACATTTGCTAAAAAAGCATCTGGTGACGTATATAAGAAAAATGATGCAGCTGCAGTAAAGCAAGCGATTAAAAACTTGTTGCTTACAGACTTGGGTGAAAAGCCATTTAATCCATACTTTGGTGGTGGCTTAAATGCACTACTTTTTGAATTAGCTGATGATGAAAGTAATGTTCTGATCGCTGATCAAGTTGCATTTGCATTAGAAAACTTTGAACCAAGAGCTAAACTGATTTCGGTTTCGCCCAATGTTCAACCAGACAGAAACACAGCAAGAGTCCAGATCGTATTCCGAATTATAAATACGTCCGAGGAAGTGACTTTTGAAACAACAATTACAAGGCTAAGATAATATGGCAGTTAGTATTAAATCAACAGACCTTGATTTTAATAGAATCAAAGAGCAACTAAAAACACACTTTCTTGCCAGTGATGAATTTGCTGACTACGACTTTGAGGCTTCTGGTCTATCGAATATCCTTGACGTTCTAGCATATAACACTCACTATAATGGTTTGATTGCAAACTTTGCATTAAATGAGTCATTTCTTACTACAGCCCAACTGAGAAGTTCCGTTCTTGCTATTTCAGAATCACTGGGTTATATTCCTAGGTCGAAAACTGCAGCATATGCAACGGTAGGTTTATCAGTAAGTATCACAAATCCGAGCAGACCAGGAACATTAACATTGCCGGCCGGTTCACAATTTACTTCGACTGTTGAAGATGTATCATATATTTTCCAAACAATCGAAGATCATATTGCGGTTGACAATGGATCTGGCTTTTATCAATTTTTAACTTCTAGTGGATCTCCCACGATTTATATCTATGAAGGTACATTTAGAACTAAAACGTTTATCGCAGATTCAATATCAACGCCTGTTTATATTATTCCAGACGATACTATCGATACATCAACTGCATCGGTTCAAGTTTATGCGTCTAGAAATGCAGAACTTTTTGAAACGTATCTTCCTTTGGCATCCGCCCAGAACGTAACCGCGGATACGCGATATTATACACTAAGAGAAGCCCCGAATGGAAGCTATGAAATCACATTCGGTGACGGTATTACGACAGGTAAAACACCGCAACCAGGTGAAGTTATCCGAGTAACATATCTTTCGACAAGTAATGTTGCAGCAAATGGCGCCAGAGATTTTATTTCTCAAAGTGAAATAACAGTCGATGACACAGATTATGCTATTGCAGTCACTACACTTTCAAGGGCTGCTGGTGGTTCTGATAAAGAATCAATTAAATCTATTAAATCGAACGCACCGATTTCATATGCATCACAAAATAGACTTGTAACTGCAAATGATTATATTGCCCTTATTATAAGAAATTTCGGAAGTTTTCTTAATGATGTTACTGCATGGGGCGGAGAAGATAATGTTCCAGCAGATTTCGGTAATGTATATGTGTCTTTGAAGTTTATTGAGAATACGACAGAAGCGGTAAAGCAGGTTGTGAAGGATGGAATCGTATCGAATCTATCAGACAACCTTTCAATTATGTCTATTGATACTAAGTTTTCGGATGCCATAACAACTTATATTGAAATAGAAACATTTTTTAACTTTGATCCGTCACTAACAAACGTTACTGCAGGTACAACTGAAGGTACTGTGCAAACGCTTATTAGAGATTATTTCACGAAAAATCTTAATAAGTTTAATACGACATTTAGACGTTCACAGATTTTAGCAGATGTTGATGACATAAGCGAAGCTATTCTTAACTCTCGAATGAATGTTAAAGTTCAGCAAAGAATAACTCCAACTTTGTCACAAAATCTTGCATATTCTCTTCAATATCCTGTTGCACTTGCAGCGCCATTGACAACAACACACACTATAACATCAACTCTATTTAACACAAATGGTAAGACATGCACAATCAGAAATAGATTGGGCTCAAACATTCTTGAAGTTGCCACGGCAGAGGGTGAAATAGTGGTTACGAATATTGGAACATATAACCCGGTAAGTGGATCGGTTAATATTGTAAGCTTAGCGCCAACATCTATCATCGGGGCAGCGTCATATATTAAAATATCTGCAGTTCCCGCTAATCAAAGTACGATAAGACCGTTAAGAAACTATATTCTTACACTTGATACTGAAAAATCATTCGCATCCGCACAAATTGATTATCAAGAGATTAGAGTAACGCTGTAATGTCAAATAGATTTGATTATAACGGAAGACTTCCACTTAATCTTATCATTGATAAGACAAAGGAAGCTTTGCCAGAACACTTTGCAACTGAGTACCCAGACTTAGTAAAGTTTCTTGATATCTATTATGACTTTATGGAAAAAGATGATGAAGGGTATTCGTACTTCATTCAAGGATTATATCAAGCAAGGGACTTGAGCACAACACAGCTATCGTCACTTGACAATATTTTTAAAGAGATTGGCAATAACTCACAATCTGCAGACTTCTTTGCAGATCCAAGATTTATTGCTAAAGTTATTGCATCTTTCTATAAAGCAAAAGGAAGCAAAATCTCAGCTGAAGGATTCTTTAGAGCGTTCTTTGGTGAAGAAGCTTCTATCGTATATCCAAAAAACAATATGTTTATTGTGAATGATTCTAGATTGGGAACAGATTCTCTTAAATATATACAAGACGATAAGCGATATCAGATACATTCTATTCTAATTCAGTCTGGTATTCCTTTAGCCAAATGGAAAGATCTTTTTAAATTGTTTGTCCATCCAGCTGGATGGTATTTGGCTGGCGATGTTGTTATCGAGGGCATATATAATCTTAGTGCTTCATCGATGCCTATTGCATTACTAGATTCTGCAGCTGGCACAGCAATCTTTGAAGAAACCGCATTCGCAACACTTACACAAAATCAGTCAATTACTGGTATTATTATTGATGATAATGATAGCGATTCTCTTGCAGAAAGAGTGTCACTCATACGTCAAATTCAACTATTCAATACTCTTACTATAGCAGGAATTGCAGATCAATACAACTCAATTATTGAATTTGCTGACGAAAACTCACCTACATTCGATGAGGATTCTGATGGAATCATTCGCGCAGTCGATTTCTCTAATACAATAGAAACAATGGATATGAATAAATTTGATTACGGTAATCCGCTACAATATCAAGATTCCGCGTAATATTTGTTATAAATAGAATCAACACAACAGGAATTAATTATGGCACAACAATCTATTTCACTTGGAACATCGGCTAATGACGGCACTGGAGATACGCTCAGAGACGCTGGCCAGAAAATCAATGAAAACTTTACAGAGCTCTATGGTGACTATATCAGCATAAGCTCATTACAATCAATCGCAGCGGCAAGTGCAGACTTTGACGCATTTAAGACAGCAATCGCAGCACTATAAGTAGGACCTAAAATGTCAGCCATCATCACAGATTATTTTAAAAGAGAATTGGTCCAAAACATTTTTGAAGATGTTGCCGATTCGGCACAAAACTATTATATCGGTATCGGTAGATCACAGGATTGGGATTCTTCGGATACCCCAACAGTGCCAATCAATTCTCTTAGGGAAGAACTTCAGTTTAGATTGAATATGCAATCTGTTAAAAGAACCGCTGACGTATCATTTGTTGTTCCTCGCAAAAACTGGTCTTCTGGTTCGATATATTCTGGGTATAATACTAACCAGGTTGGACAGCCTACGAATTCACATTATGTTATTACTGATAACAACTCTGTTTATATCTGTCTTGAACAAGGTAAAAGTGCAAGCGGCGCGGGTGTTGCATCTACAGTTAAACCGACTAGTTCTGCATCAACCCCATTTAAAACGGCGGATGGATATGTGTGGAAGTTCCTATACACACTTGCTGCGGTTGATGCAAACAAATATTTGTCTGCAAACTATATGCCAGTAAAACTACAGGATGCTACAGATTCGGCATCGTCAGCTACAGCTATTGAACAATATTCTATCCAACAAGCTGCAGTTGATGGTCAAGTTGCTGGTATCACTCTTACTTCTGGCGGATCTGGTTATACTTCTGCACCGACGGTAACAATTATTGGTGATGGCGATAGCGCGGAAGCAGTAGCAACGATTCTTGGCGGATCGGTCGTTAAAGTTGAGATGAGGGATTCTGCATCAACAATCTTTAACGGAAGCGGATATAATTATGCTAATGTTGTTTTTTCTGGAGGAGCTGGAATAGGTGCAGCGGCAAGAGCAAATCTCTCATATCTAGGTGGATTTGGTTCAGATCCTAGAATTGATTTAAAATCAACTGCACTTATGTTTAACGCAAAGCCTTCGGGTGCTGAAAACGAAGATTTCATTATCGGTCAAGATTTTAGACAAGTTGCACTGATGAGAAATATTAAAAATGCGGCAACAGATTCTGATTATTCTTCAGAGACCGGATCAGCACTTGATTATATGACACTTTCATCTATATCAACTGCGTTCTCTCCAGATAGGACAATTCTTGGTGGAACATCTGGAGCAAAGGCGTATGTAGATAGATTCGACTCAGACAAAATCTATTATCATCAAACAGAAGCAACCGGGTTTATACCATTTCAATCATCAGAATCTGTTACCGAAACAGATGGTGCTGGTAGCGGTGTTATCGGAACACCACTCACAGTAGGTGATATAAATAAGTTCAAAGGTGAGGTATTCTACATTGATAACCGCGCTGCCATCGAAAGGTCGGCTGCTCAGACAGAAGACCTTAAGATTATCATCCAATTATAAGACAGGTTTAACATATGGTCGACCAATTAATCAAGAATACATTTAAAAACACATATAGAGATGATTACAGCGACAGCGCTGGTTTTCATCGTGTTCTCTTTAATAACGGCCGTGCAGTTCAAGCGCGTGAGTTAACACAGCTACAAACTATTATTCAATCTGAGATTACTCGCTTTGGCAATAACATCTTCAAAGAAGGTGCTGCAGTAAATCCAGGTGGTATTAGTGTTAATCAGATTGAATTTGTTAAACTTAATACAGCATCAAATACATTACCATCAAATACTTCGACTATCATTGGGACTGAGTTCACAGGTGCGACGTCTGGAATTAAAGCAACGATCGTTGATGTTAAAGTTGCTGCTGGTGCAGATCCAGCAACAATATACGTGAAGTATAACGACGGGCTTTCTAGCGGCGCTTCAATCAAGTTTTCTCCTGCTGAAGATATTGCAAACGGTTCTGTTACACTTACGGTACAAACCACAAATACAACGTTGAATCCAGCTACTGGTCGTGGTCTTTCAGGCAACGTTGCAGGTGGGGATTTCTACGCAACAGGACGTTTTGTATACGCACCAAAACAAACATCGATCATTTCAAAATACACAACCCTGTTAACTGATGATCTTGGTTTTAAGATTGTTGAAGATATTGTTACTGCAAATGATGATGTAACTCTTTATGATAACTCTGGTGCGCTTCCAAACACTTCTTCGCCTGGCGCTGACAGATACAGAATTCGTCTTACTCTTGATATTAGAAGTAATGTTGATTCGGATGAAAACTTTGTTTACATTGCCAAAATCAGAAATGGTATTATCGTATCTGATGTTAAAGCAGAATCAGAAGATAATTATAATAAACTTACAGACGTTTTAGCTCTTAGAACAAAAGAAGAGTCAGGCAACTATATTGTTAAACCATACACATTATCTTTTGACGACGATTCTGATGCAACTAAACTTGATATTCACGTTTCTCCAGGCACTGTATACGTTAACGGATATAGAGCAAATAAAGACTTTAACACGAATATCGTCGTAACAAAACCTAGAACAACCCAGACGGTAAACAATGAAGTTGCAGCATTTAGCATTGGCAACTATATCGTCATTGATGGGAATAAAGGCCTACCAAATGTAAACGAATTCGAACTTATGAATTTACGTTCAGCTACAGCTCATGGTGGATCTACTATTGGTACAGCAAGAGTTCGTGCGATTGAAGAGAATGGTAACGGCAACTATCGTCTTTACATTTTCCAATTATCAATGAACTCTGGACAAAACTTCAGAGACGTAAGAAGCATTGGTACTTCAACTTCCAACTATTCAAATTTGGTTCTTGAAAACTCTCAGGCAGTTCTTAAAGATGCAAGTAATAGCTCGCTTCTAGTAAGTCTTCCAACATCTAGACCTTCAGTATTATCCGATATTTCACTTGCAACTCAACGTAGATTTACAACATCAACGAACGGTTCAGGGCAAGCGACACTTACACTTTCAGCCTCAGGTGAAACATTTGCGAATACAAACGATTGGGTTCTTGCACTAGCAGACAGTGATATTATTTCTGGCGCAACAATTACTGGAGCTGGTACTACAACAGCTTCCCTCTCAGGACTTCCAGCATCTGAAGCAAATCTTGAAGTTATTACTTATGTTAATAAAGCAGCTGCAACAGTTAGATCAAAAAGCCTTGAAACAGGTGCTGATACAATTGCATCATTCGATTCTGATGGCAATGGACTTATCTATGCAAATCTATCAAAAGCTGATATCTATTCCTTTGACGGAATTACATTGTCGGATTCTTCTGGCAGATCACTTGTAAGTAAGTTTACTATTGATAACGGCCAAAGAGACAACTTCTATGATCTAGGTCGTATTATTTTGAAACCTGGACAATCGCTTCCAACAGATAACGTTGTTGTTCAATATCAATATTTTGATCACGGTGTTTCAGGCGACTTCTTTGCCGTTAACTCATATACAGGCGAAGTTGACTATGAAGATATTCCTTCACACACCCTAGCAGGTGGGACAACTGTTTCTCTTAGAGATGTTCTTGATTTCAGATCAGTTGTTAACTCCTCACAAACATTTGGAGCAGGAGCAGTTCTTCACGAACTTCCACAAACGAACGATACCATCCAAGCTGACGTTACATACTATCTTGGAACAAGAAATAAAGTTGTTATTACAAATAATAATGAAATCAAGTTTATTTCAGGTAAGTCTGCTATTTCACCAAAATATCCAGAAACCCCTGAAAACTCGCTTGAGCTTTATAGAGTTACATTAAACCCATATGTTCTCTCTCCTTCTGATTTGACCGTTGAAAAGATTGACCATAGACATTATACTATGTCAGATATCGGTCGTCTTGAGGATCGTATTGATAAGCTTGAAGAATTAACTTCTCTTAGCTTACTCGAACTCGATACAAGCGCATTGAGTGTATTGGATTCGGCTGGTCTTGACAGAACAAAATCCGGTTTCTTTGTAGATAACTTTGCTGATCACACATTCACTGATGTTGCATCATCAGAACACAGAGCTGCTCTTGATCCGGTTAACAAAGCATTAAGACCGACTTCAAGTGAAGATGCTATTACTCTTCAATACGACTCCGCGGCCTCAACAAATACGATTCTTAAAGGTGACAACGTATATCTAAACTATACACATAGAACGATATATGACCAATCTTCCGTAACAGGTACGGAAAACGTAAATCCATTTATTTTAATGGATTGGCTAGGTAACATTACAATGTCACCGTCAAGTGATAGTTGGATCGAAACCCAGTGGACCGCAGATAGAATTATTAATGGTGGCACAAGACTTGATACAAGCAGAGCCAACCTTTGGAACTCAGCTTCGTTTAACTGGGGTGGAATTCCTCTTGATCAACTTCAAGTTGGTTCCACATCAAGTTCCATTACTTTAGCTTCAAGTACTGTTGCTGGTGGAAATACTTCTTCAACCATACAAAGTGGAAATATTCGAACCACGACGATTTTTGCAAATTCTACAACTACTACTACAACCGGATCAAATAGAGTAGTTTCTTCCGAAACCGTGCGTGAAGTTGTTGGGGATAGAGTTATTGATGTTCTTGTTATTCCATTCATGCGCTCAAGAAAAGTGTATTTTAAAGGCGAAGGATTCAGACCTAATACAAGATTGTTCCCATTCTTTGACGATGTTTCAGTTGATGATTGGGTAAAATCAGAATCATTTGTAAATATGGCATCTGATCCAGTTGACTTTGGTAATAGTCTAAACGGAACCGTTGGACATCCAGACGGCGCATCAAATCTTGTTACTGACGGATCTGGAAGAATTGAAGGTTCATTCTTCATTCCATCGACAGCAGGTTTAAGATTTAGAACAGGCACAAGACCGTTTACATTATCTGATGTTACATCTGGATTAAGAGCGAACGGAACTTCATTCGGTAAAACGACATTTACTTCAAGAGGTACTATTGAAGTTAGACAAAGAGATATTCTTTCAACACGCGTTCTTACAGTTCAAAGTTTTACTAATACGACAACATCAGCCGATCGTCGCATTATTTCTACAGACACAATTGATGTACAGGATCGTGGAGATCCATTAGCACAGTCTTTCTTTGTTGCAGAACCAACAGGATATTTTGCGACAAAGTTTGATTTCTACTTTAAAACAAAAGCTGCATCAGAAGCAAATCCAGTATGGATCCAACTTCGCACTATGGAAAATGGCATTCCGACTGGTAATATCCTACCTGGATCAACTAAGTTTGTTTATCCTTCAGAAATTACAGTTTCTGATGATGCATCGGTTGCGACAACCTTTGAATTTGATGAGCCCGTTTACCTGGAGCCTTACAAAGAATATGCTGTTGTTATGCTTGCAAACACTACAGATTACTTAGTGTATATTTCTAGAGTTGGCGACTTTATTCTAGGAACAACCGATGCTAAAGTAACTAGACAGCCATTCTTAGGGTCACTCTTTAAATCACAAAACGCATCTACTTGGACTCCATCACAATGGGAAGACCTAACATTTAAAATGTATGGTGCACAGTTTACCGCAACAACAGGTATTGCAAAACTCAACAACGTAGCAGTTCCTTCCGAACTACTTCCAGCCGATCCATTTAGTGTCGATTCTGCAGATGCAACAATCACCGTTAATCAAGGATCTCACGGTCTTACGGTTGGTGATGATGTTGTAATTTCAGGAGCAACTACATTCGGTGGCATTTCTGCAGGAAGTATTAACGGCATTAGAACAATTACGGCTCTTGATGCAAATGGCTACACATTTGAAGCTGACTCAGCATCAACATCCGCTGATATTGGTGGGGGAAGTGCAGTTCTAGCAAATAAAAACATTCCGATGGATGTTATGATTCCAAATATCACGACTCTCTTATTAGATAATACTAATATTTCTGCAACAGGTGAGTTTACAACGGGTCAATCTCTTGCTGGGATAGAAACCGCTTATCAGAAAGAAAGCGCTGTTGATATTCCGATCAATAGAGAGATTGTATTCTCAACACCAAAGTTGATTGCTAATGCGTCAAATGAAACAAACAATATGGCAGGCGCAAAGAGCTTAACGCTTAATATTACAATGTCAACGAATAATGACTTTATCTCTCCTGTAATTGATATGCAACGTGCAACTGCTATTGCTATCTCAAACAGAATTGACAAGCAATCTGCATCACCTGCTAGTGGATTTAACGTTCCACTTAACTATGTTGCGGAGACAACTGCAACAGGTGGCACACACGCTTCTAAGCATATTACAAAAGCTATTACACTCGCCGATGATGCTGTTGGTTTGAAAGTTCTAGTATCAGCAAACAGACCATCGGTTGCAAGCTTTGATGTTTATTACAGAGTGTCAAACGGCACAACGCTGCTTACGGATACCGACTGGGCGCTAGCTTCAATTGAAAATAATATGCCTTCAGATGAAAATCCAGAAGTATTTAGATCATACGAATACCTTATCGGCGGGCAAGGCGGATCACTTCCAGCATTTAATCAGTTCCAAATCAAGGTTGTGTTTAAGTCAACGAATAGTAGTAAAGTTCCAATTATTCGTGACCTAAGAGCGATTGCGCTTGGTGTATAATGAGATTAGTTAAAGCAGATAACGGCCCCGGTATGGCAAGAGATTTAAATACTGGGGCTATAATCAATATAAATAGAAGTGAACTTGAACAAGCCCGTGAAGCAAAGCGACTGAGAAAAGCTAAAGATCAAGAGTTTGCGCAAATGAAAAATGATATTGATGATATCAAAAAAATGTTAACTCAGATTGTAGAGAAACTATAATGGCAAAAGTAATTGTAAATTTATCAGACACTATGGACAGTTTTGTCACTAAGACAAATTTAATTTCTACATATGTTGGTGATCTAACGACTCTGAACACAACTCAAGACTCCGATCTTGTCGGGGCAATCAATGAGGTATATGCGCTAGTTGATAATGACCTAGATTTTAGAAGTAAGATTAGCGTAACTGATGCGGGTGGAGATGGATCGTTATCCTATAGTTCTGCTACTGGTGTTATTACATATACTGGTCCAAGTGCTGCGGAAGTAAGAGCGCATATTAGCGTAACAGATGCTGGTGGAGATGGATCACTAAGCTATAACTCAACTTCAGGTGTTATTACATATACTGGACCAAGTGCAGCTGAAGTAAGAGCACACTTATCTGCAGGGACTGGAATTACATTTTCAAGTGGTGTTATAAGTGTAACTCCAGGAAGCATAAATACAACTGAATTAACCGATGATGCCGTATCAAGAGCGAAATTAAAAGACGAAGTAGGTCTAGTGATATACGATAATAGCGGCGTCGCATTAAAAACCCTATACGGAGCAGGAAGTTAAAATGGCAATTAGAACACCTTTAAAATTGGATGGAAGTAATCTTAGGGAGATGACTTCCGGCGAAATCGAGGCAATTCAAACAGAAGCCATTCGCCAATATGGCTTAAATCCATATGTTTACTTGTCAGTCGTTGCAAGTGGCGGTAATCTTGGAACTATTAATGATACTAGATTGATTGCAGGCGAGGGAACAACAGATGTAACAGACTACGATACAGAGGCAGAAACGCCGAACGTTTCTACTACAACTGTAGGATATGCTAGGATTACTCAATCAATTGACACAAGCTTAACTAACTGGACAAATGCGACACTTTCATATCCGTTATATTATGATGGTGGTGACCTAAGAGAAATGACCGCTGCTGACTTCGGGGATACTTTTATTCTTCCAGCTATCGATACATTAACTTCCGGCTACACTACTTCTGCACAAGCTGGAACATACCATATTTCAACAAGCTCTTCTGTTGCTGGGTCAACATTGGTTTCCAGCACTCCAGTATTTGTGGATACAAGAGCAAATGCCGGTGCTTATACTGCATCTGGTATTCCAGAAACTCAAGATCAACCAACGACTATTACGAATTACTATTTGCATAGAATCAATTCTGCATCTGAAGGTTCTTATCAACTTCCAGTATGTTATACAAAGTCTGGAACAAATCTTCAACAAGCCTCTGCAGACGTACTACGAAACGCACTTAGCACAATGATTAACTACTATGCGGCAGAAGTGACCGGGACTAGAATCAGATACAGGATTAACGGAACTGGTACTAACCGAGGTTCTGCTATGACTGATACGAAGCTAAATAGCTCTACGTACCTACAGCGCTTTGTAGATACCGACGACTATAGAACACAAGAAGTTCCGAGTGGCACAGCAACAACAATCTCAACAAACTACTTAAGAATTTACCAAGTTTAATATAATAAAAGAAAGTGAATTATTATGGCTATTTTTAGCGGTAAGGTTGTATCAGCAACCTTTATGGATTTTCCGACTAATACATTAATTGAGGTTCTCTATCAAGAAGAAAATGGATTAGTGCCGTATGTTCTTGAAGTGGATTTCACTTCAAGTGATTTTAACGATCTTTTACAAGATATTACATTAGAAGAAATCGAAACTGCTACACGAGCTATAGTTAAAGCTGAAGCTAATACATTTAATCAAATGATTAACAGTGAGATTGATCGTAGATGGGCTTTAGAATCTGAAAAGATTAAAGAAGCGTATGGGAAAGTCGATCAAGATCGGGAAGAGGCCCTAAAAGCTCTTCAAGAAAATTATAACTCGGCCTCTTCGACATACCTTATTACCCCAAAAGATTTGCTAAATAAGGTGGAATCTTTAAATATCGATACTGATTTTTTGTTCAATATGAAAATTGCTATTCTTGAAGATCCCATCATTTCCAAGTCAAAAGATAAAGAACTTAAGTTGTCAATCAGAAAAGCTAAATCAGTGTTTGAGCTATTAAGCATCTATAGTGCGAGAAAATTAGACCAAAAGGACTAATAATGTATAATGTGATATGTGTCAAGTTTGGCACAAAATATAATAGTCAATATGTCAACAAATTATACCATGATATTAAAGCCGTAGCAAAATCGGACTTTAAGTTTTATTGCTATACTGATGATAAAATTGGTATAGACAAAGAAATCATTATCATAGACCCATTACCTAAACCCACTTTAAAAGGTGTCTGGAACAAACTTAGATTGTTTGATCCAGATATGCCTTTTAAGGGTAAAACTTATTTCTTTGATCTTGATGTTAAAATCTGCAAAGATCCCTTTATTCATACAGAAGAAAAAGACTGGGAAAAACTTACTCTTATCCACTCTCATTGGAAAATGGGGAAGGTGTATAACAGACTTTCAAACTATGATGTAAAAGTAAATAGTTCTATTATGTCTTGGGACACCAATAGCAAAGATATTAATAATTACTGGACTCATTTTAATACTGGCTTTAGAGACTACTATTTACGGAAATATGTGGGTATAGATAGATTTATAGTACATGAAGATTTTGATTATTTTACATTTGATAATCAATATGTACAATCAAAGAAATATCAAAAAGAAATTGATTATGATCCATGTGTAATCACATTTGAGGAAATTGACGTTGAACTCAGAGATCTTATATAGAGCACTAAAGCTTACTGAAGAAGTTTATGATGAATCGATGTACGGTATTGATGACTTATATCGCATTAAAGATATAGGTCACTCAGTCGATATTAACCACTGGAAAAGCAAAGAGTGGTTAGCAAAAGAATTCCACAAACATTACAATCATGACGCCGGACATTTTTATGTTGCTGGCGGGTGGTATGGTATGGCAGCATATCAACTAAGACAAATGTGGCCTGATATTGATCAGATGGCTATCACTTCAGCTGATATGGATCCGATGTGTGAAGAATATGCATGGAAACTATTTTATGACAGTAATATTGATTTCATAACTGAAGAGGTTGATGCTGAAATAGATTTATCGAAATACTCTGCTATCATTAACACAAGTTGTGAGCACATGGAGCAAGAGGATATTCTTTCTATCATTAAGAATAAACCTAAGGATACCTGGATAGTATTTCAGAGCAATAATTTTGTTGATCTTACAGCACACATTAATTGTTGGCCAACAGTAGATTTATTTGCAGAAAGTCTTAAGTTAGATTATGTTGCATATGCAGAATCTTTAGACTTAGGTGACTTCAAAAGACATATGGTAATTGGTAAATGAAAAAGGTAGTTTATAGCGTATTCATTGATATTCCAGAAGATAAGTTAGATAATCCTGGCTGGTTTGAAAATGACGTTCAAGTAAAAACTGATAAGAGTCTTCAAACCAAAAATGCGCTTAAGGAAAACTATGACGGAATTGTAGCAAGACAGAAACAATACGCAGAATCGATTGGTGCCGATTATCATCTATATGAAATGGATGATTACTATAAGGATTTTGTTGCCACTTTTGAACAAGAATATCCAGAAGTTTCACACTATGATATAGTTAATTTCTATAAGCATTGGACCATGGCAGATATGGCAGTATTATATGATGCAGTATGTTATATTGACTTTGACGTAATCCCAAACACAACAGACGATATTTTTGAAGCGCATGATTTGACTAAGTTTGGTTGTGCCCATTCCAATAAACTAGCAGAATGGGGTAAGTCCGTATCTCCTAAAGATTATAACACTTGCATTCGTAACCCATCTACAAAATATTGGAATACCCACGCAATGTTGCTTGAGGATGGTCTAGATCCAGATAATGATGTATTTAATACCGGAATTATGGTAGCTGGATCGGATGTTATTAAGAAGTTGGGTTACTTTAGAAATATCAGAGCCAATCTAGATTTTATGACCGAGCTTAAAGAAGATCCAGTTTCAATGTATCCTCACAACATTCAACGTGTATTTGGATATGATAATGAAACTCTGTTTTCATATTTGGTTCATTCAAAGTCTATCGATATTCAATATCTCAACGGCCCTTGGCATTACATTATTGATGAAAAATTCGATAGTATGAAGCGAGCGGATCCTAGTGCTAAGATGTATCACTTCATTAATAAGAAAATGGAATGGGTTCTGTGAAGATATTCTGCGTAAGAATAGGAAACAAATATGGACCTGAGTACGAAGATTATATTAACTCAAAGCTAAGCAAGCATGAGGTAACCTGGATTCGTGAGCCTTTTCACCCGCACGTTCCTTTGCAGTGGAATAAGCTTCAAGTGTTTAATATGGATATCTATGAACCCGTAATTGTTATGGACATCGATAAACTGCTTATTAACGACTATGAGGACGTAATCAACTATCCATGCGAGAAGAATGAATTTGTTTCTATTCCATACTGGTGGAATTTTAATGGCACCCCATTTAAGATGAGTGGTGGATTCTATAAGTTTTGGCCTTCAAGAACAAAACACATTTATCAAAAGTTTATGAGTGATATATCTTATTATACAAACTACTATATCAAAGCTGGATTAACAAATGGTCCAGTGAATGGCGAGTTTATGTTCGTTCAAGACAGTCTATATGGAATGGATCTAAAACTCATGCCCGATGCTTGGTTTACCCGCTGGCTAAGTTCAGATGATAAAGAAATGTGCGCTAAACTAACTGATAGATATTATGAGGTTACTGGTAATGAATACATCTATAATGGACAGTTTCATCCTGACTTAAAGATTGTTCACTTTACAAATAGTATGAACAAGCCGCATGAATGGAAAGATTATGACAGATTTATCTGATAATAAATTGGGCATAAAATGCCAATGGATGGAAATTAAACGCGCATTAATAAATCATGAAGGTCAAGTTTTTCCATGCTGTTACTTTGCTAATATAGAATATACCATATCAATTTTGGGAGATGATCCGAATGTATGGGATATTGAGCACTACGGCATTTGGCGGAAGGGTGACTATGTTGCTAAAAAAAATTATAAAACTTCTCTGCATGAATATATGGAAACTAAAGAAGACCATAATGTTTTTAACCATACGTTAGAAGAAATATTAAACAATGAATGGTTTACTAAAACCCTTCCAGAGTCTTGGAATGATGAAGATAAATGCCACAGATTATGCAAAAAGTTCTGTTCAGTAAAATCTGATCATAGAGTTGGTTTAAAAAATGAGTAGCGGCATTTCAAATTTTAATAAACATTATAGCAATAAAGAATCAGTGATATTTTTTGAACTGACAACCCACTGTAATGCGGGATGCCCACAATGCCATAGAACGAATAGAGATGGTTTGGGAAAGGCAGAATGGATCCCATTAAAACAGTGGACATTAGATAAATTTAAAAAAGCATTTCCGCCAGAAACGTTAGATAATATTAAATGCATGGAGTTTTGTGGAACGTGGGGTGATCCCATGATGTGCAAAGACGTATTTGAAATTACTGAATATATTTTAAATGAATCAAATGCAAATGTATTGTTCAATACCAATGGTAGCATTAGAAATCCAGATTGGTGGTGGAAATTTGGTTTATTAGGCAAAGATCGTATGACCGTTGTTTGGGCTATCGATGGTTCTACTCAAGAAATGCATAACAAATATAGACAAAACACAAATTTAAGCTTAATTATGGAAAATATGCAATCATTCACTGCAGCTGGCGGCATAAGTGTAACATTTACCATCGTGTTTAAACATAATCAAGCGCATTTATATGATATAGCAACTCTAGCAAAAAATAATGGCGCAGTGTCAGCAACATTTGTGCAATCAAATCGATTCCGGGAGGGAGAGCCCCAATATCATTTTATAGATAGTAAAGGTGAAAGTGATTATTTAGAACAATCTTCGCTGAAAAATGACAGGGATTTTTATTGGCAAAATTTTAATTTAAATAATGAAGATGACATTAAAAAAATAAAACAAGAATCTAAAGATGGTATATCATGAGACTCATATCAGATGAACAATTTTATAACTATGATGAGTTATATAATAAAAATGAGTTAAGTCTGTGGCTCGACATTTCTACACACTGTAATGCTAAATGTCCTCAATGCCATAGAACGGATGCTAATGGCTTACAAAAAGTCGATTGGTTACCTGTTATTCAATGGTCAACTGAAGAGTTTAAAAAAGCGTTTACTCCTAAAAACTTAAGCCATATCGACAGGATTGATATTTGTGGTACATGGGGAGATCCCATGATGAATAAAGATATATTTGAAATTGTAAAATATATCATGAATAATTCTAAATGTAAAATATTAATTAATACCAATGGTAGTATTAGGAATGCTGATTGGTGGTGGAAATTTGGTTTATTAGGCAGAGAAAGAATCACCGTTATGTGGGCAATTGATGGTGTTACACAGGATCAGCATTCACTATATCGACAGGATACTAACTTACAGACAGTTCTAGATAATATGGAAACATTTACTGCTGCCGGAGGTATATCTCAAGTGTTTACCGTTGTGTTTAAACACAATGAAAAAGATATCTACAATCTAGCTTCATTGGTAAAAGAAAAAGGAGCGCAGGATATTTTTTACGTGCCTTCAAATAGATTTAAGAGAGATTCTAATAAATTTGAATTTATCGATAAAGTGGGTGAACTTAAATTTTTAGAAAAATCTTCTTTAGATGAAACTAATTCCCCTGGACTTTTTTGGAAAACATTATTCCTTGAAGAAGAGGATAAAATGGAAGTGATACTCAATGCAACACCAAAATAAATGTAATATTAAATGTGAATGGATGCAGACAAAAAGGGTATTAGTAAATCCTGATGGACAAGTTTTGCCGTGTTGTTTTTTTGCTAATGTTATTTACATGTATGATAGAATGGGCGCACCGGAAGAATGGACTCCAAAGGCTGAATATGGTATTTCAGATCAATTAATGGATGTTCCAAGAGTCGCACACGAAACTAGCCAAGAAACAATTCTTATGGATTATTATAAAAATCGTGAAGAGTATAACATATTCGATAATGACCTAGAAGATATTTTGAACAGTGATTGGTTTAAAAAAACATTACCTGAATCATGGGAAGATGAAAGTAAACTAGCCAGACAGTGCAAAACATATTGCCAAGTAAAAGATGAAGAGTAACTTTTGTATTATACCGTGGATCTCAATCACATCAGATAATGCTGGATTAGTAAGACCGTGTTGTAAGTTTGCTGAAAAAGATGTTCAAGGAGAATATCAAACACCTAGCCTTAAAGATTATTCGTATGAGGACATATGGAATGGTCCAGAAATGCAGGCAATTAGGCAAGCATTTTTAGATGATAAAAAGATTCCAGAGTGTTCCTCGTGCTGGAAAGAAGAAGCGGCTGGATTGACCAGCTATAGAAACCAATATAACTACACCTTTCTTCGACAAATTGATCCAAAAGACTATTCTACAACCTATGCTGAACCACCTAGAGTTGTAGATTTAAAACTTAGTAATGTGTGTAATTTTAAATGCCGTATGTGTGATTTTTCATACAGCAGTCTCATACTAAAAGAAGATAAAGCATTTAGAGGTTATGATATACCAGATGAATCATATTACCTTTCTAATAAAATATTAAATACTGAAAATGAAGATTACTTCTTTGAAAAAATAGTTCCGAATCTTATTCAGATCGAGTTTACTGGTGGCGAACCATTTGTAAGTCCCGAAGCTAGGAAGCTAATTGATATATTATCACAATCAGAATATGCTAAAAATATTGCAATCAATATAACAACAAATGGTAGTAAAGTAAATACATCAATCTTAAGCCAACTAGAGAAATTTAAATTTGTTAGAATCGGATTAAGTGTTGACGATATTGGCTCTAGAGCGGAATACCAAAGGAAAGGTACTGTTTGGGAAACTGTAAGTCATAATTGCAAACTCTTTAATGATAACCAAAAGTTTTATGTAAATCTACATCCAACAGTAAACAACTATAGCATATGGAACTTTGATAAAACTTTGGAATGGGCAAAAGAAAACAACATAAGGGTTGTTACAAATATTTTACATGGGCCTGAACGATTGTGCATAAAAAATCTTAGTGCGTATAGTAAGTCTAAGGTTTATGAGAAACATAAAGATAATAAATCTATGGTTAACATTCTTTCATATATGATGCAAGATGGCGAGGATCTTACTGAAGATTTTATTCAAGAAACCACATTGGTAGATAGTATTAGAAATGAAAGCTTTAAGGAAGTTTTTCCTGATTGGAGTGAGATAATTTATGGCTCTTTGCAAAGCCCCAGTTAACAATATGTACTTTACTGTCCATGGAACGGTAGCGCCGTGCTGGTTAACGGTGGGAGCTATTGATCGTTGGAGCCCTACTCATTCTATAAGCGATATTTGGTTTGGTGAAAAATACCAACAGATTAGAGACAATATTGCTAACGATATTTTTAAAGGTAAATGTGCTGAGTGTAAAAAAGATATTGATAATGGTGTTTGGCCATTAGCTAAAGCATACGACCAATTTACAGTAAAAAAATATCCAAGCCTGATGGAACTTGAGTTAAGTAATCAATGTAATCTCGAATGTGTAATGTGTTCTGGAACTTTAAGTTCTGGTATTCGCAAGAACCGTGATAAGCTTCCGCCTCTTCCACAAATTTATACAGATGAATTTAGACAACAGCTTAGGGAGTTTATTCCTCATCTCGAAGAGCTACGATTTAATGGTGGTGAACCATTTGCACAAAAGATTGTTCTTGATATTTGTGAAGACGTTGCAGAACTAAATCCTGGTCTAAAAGTAAACATTGCTACAAATGGTACAGTGTACAATAAGCGTGTTCAAAAAATTATGGATATGTGCAACATTCATATTAATATTTCTATCGACAGTCTCTTACACGACCGCTATAGCGAAATCAGAATTAATGGTGACCTGTCAGTCCTTATGAAGAACTTTGAAATCTTTAATAAATATTGTAAAGATGGAAATCGAGACTTGTCTATCATGGTTAACCCAATGAGACAAAATTGGGATGAAATGGTAGAATTTGTTAAATGGACCGATAAACATCATGTGAAGTTGTGGTATAATACTATTCGTTATCCTGCCGATTGCGCTATATGGAATTTGCCGTCGGAAAAGTTAAAGGAGATTCATACTAGTCTTCAGGCAGAACTTGATAGCATTCCGATGACAACCTATAATTATGATAAAGCTGATCATTTGATCAATAGACAGATAGCCAATTGGTTATTAGAAAGTTATGAGTAGTATACCTCTCCTCCCCCAGAAGTGATACTTCTATTATACACAGATTTTTAGGATTGTAAACAGAAAATGTTATGTCATGCGCCATTTTTAGGAATTACCGTAGATCCATCTGGATTATTGACATTATGCTGTGCAACAAGTGATAGGGAATATTTTAAAACACATATAGATGATGTAGATGATTTACAAGAATTCTTTTTGGGTGACAAGTATACTCATGTCAGAAATATTATGAAATCCGAAGGTATAAAAAAACTTCCTCAGTGTTTGCACTGCTGGAAAGCTATAGATGGATATTGGACAGAAATTAATAATTATAATGAGAAACAAATACATGATACGCTTCAAGTTTCATATCTAGAATTAACCACAAGCAACACATGTAATCAAACATGCGTCACATGTTCCAGTTATTTTAGCTCTAAGTGGAGAAAGATAGAATCTAAATTTGACAGACAGATTCACTCATCATTTCAATTATCAGATTCGGCTATTGATAAAGTTATTAAAGTCTTACCTGGATTGAAATATCTTCAAATTAAAGGCGGGGAACCGTTTGCTGATAAAAATAATCTTAAAATTTTAAAAGCGCTATCTAAAGTAAATCCTAAATGCGAAGTTATTATAACAAGCAATTTTCAAAGAATATCCGATGAATGGTATGAAGTGTTAAAACTTCTTCCAAATATAAAGGCTGGCGCTAGTATTGATGGTATAGATAAAACTTATGACTGGATCCGAGGAGGGTCATTTGAAGATACTATACAAAACTTAGAGAATTTCTATAAAAAAACTGGAAATAAAGTTGTTATAAATGTATGCGTTTCTTTGTATAACATATTTCTTTTATCTGATATATTAGATTATTTTAAAAATAAAGAATATGTTTCAGTCACAATATTCAATAATATCTTAAACTACCCCAATGAACAATCAATACAATCTTTAGATCCTTTAACTTTGAAAAAAATAGCATTTTCTGAACTTCCTTTTTGGCATAACGACTTTGAAAATATAAGAAAAGTAGAATCATTTCCAGAAGATATTAGATTAGGTCTGACAAATAAGTTTATATCACATACGGAAATAATGAATTCAATTAGAGGTTTTAATATTTTCGATATTCAACCTAAATTAGCTAATATTTATAAATAAAACTCCTATAAATAAGACTAACACAAACTATTAACGGCGGATAACATTATGGCAATCTATGCAAATCTTACAGTAGACCAAGGGTCTGAATTCGAAGCGTCTGTAGATGTTATAGATGGCGATGGTAATGCCGTTGACCTGTCGACATTCACATACCACGGACAGATAAGAAAAACCTATAACTCCCTTACTGCAGTAGATTTTACTGTAGAATTGGATGTATCACAGCTATATACTTTAAATATTTCTTTATCCGCAGCACAATCGAATGCGATGAAAGCTGGAAGATATGTTTACGATGTAGAAGTTGTCAGCCCATCCGGAACAGTTACTAGAGTTATTGAAGGCCAAGTTGAATTAACCCCAAGCGTGACTAGAATCTGATATGGCAAAGTTAACAGGCTCTCTTAGAACTAAAACATCTATACAGGCGAAGTCTGTTACTCTTGGTACAATTTCTGCCAATGACCTAAAGAATGCTGATCAGGCTTTCTCTATAAATCTGTCGGCTGATCAGGGAACAGATTTACTTAAACTTCTTACTAATAATAACTTATCTATTCTTGGTGCTGATGGTATTAGCACAAGTATAGATGCTGATAATAACGCTTTAACAATAACTCTAGTTCCTGCCAGTACTACTGAGCTCGGGGGCGCACAATTCGATGCTACGTATTTTATAGTAGATAGTGACGGGATAGTATCAATAAAACCCGGTGGTATTCAAGCTGGTTTGCAGGATAATGCAGAAGCTATATCTCCGGCTAATGGTGGTACAGGAATAGTATCATATACTAAGGGCGATATGATCTTTGCTTCGGACTCAGACGAAGTGATTGTATTACCTATAGGCACTGCAGGTCAATCTTTAATGGTATCAGAAGACGGTATACCTTACTGGTCAAATGTTTATGACGGCGGCGAATTCTAAATACGCCACTTTATATTAGATATATAATCTATATTCTATATAGAATATAGTTTTGCAAATAATGAAGTATATACTTTAGGACTAAATCATGTCAGAATTAATTATTAAACTAAAACGTAGTAACGTTCCAGGGAAAATTCCCGACCCAGAAGTACTAGAAGTCGGGGAAGTAGCGCTTAATATGGCCGACTCCCTACTATATTTCAAGAGGCCAAGCGGGGAAGTTAAACCTTTAACTGCATCCAACGTTATACAACTAAACAACCAGACCGAATATGCACCTACGGATGACTATCATCCGGCTACTAAAGCCTATGTGGACTTAAAAGTTCTACAAAGTTTAATTACTACAAAGACTATTGAAAGAACGGCAATACTTAATAATGAGATTACTCTACCTAGTTCTGCGGTGGGTGATATAATTTTTAATATGGCTCAGATTTATGATAGCATTCATACGAATGTTTTTTACGAAGTCACATGTACATTGTCTGAGGATAAAACTAAGGTTTTGTTTGACGCGGAAGATAACTTAGATTATAATTATTGTGTACTATCTTATATCACTTTAGCTTAGGTGGTATGATCTTATGATTCTTTTAAGGGATCACTACTTTATTGCATGGCTAAAAGTGGTGAAGAAATATAATATAATTAAAAAGAAAGACAAAATTTTTATTGACATAAATAAGACTGAATATGATGAAGCTTTGAATGAATATAATAATAATATGAAGCCTATCATGAAAGAAATACGTTGTCTGGTTAAGGAATTAGCCATCAATTCCTCTAACTTGAGCAAATAGCTCTTGCAGTTAATACAATATTCTTAGGAGAAGAATAAATGGCCGTTTTACAAAGACATAAGAATACCATCTACGGACTGGTAACAGACCTAGCCCAAATCACTACAAGTGTTACTAATGAAGCAACTGCTCGCGCAGCTGCTGACGTCGTATTACAGGGTAACATCGATGCAGAAGCCACCCGCGCAACTGCTGCAGAAGGTGTAAATGCTACTGCAATCACCAATGAAGCAACAGCTCGTGCGGCTGCCGATACTACACTTCAGTCAAACATCACTGCAGAAGCCACCCGCGCGACTGCGGCAGAAGGCGTAAATGCTGCTGCAATTACCGCTGAAGCTTCTACCGCACGTGCCGCTGAAGCTGCAAATGCCTCTGCAATTACTGCCGAGACTACTCGTGCAACTGCTGCTGAAGGTGTCAATGCAACAGCAATCTCAACAGAAACAGCTGCTCGTATTGCTGGTGATACCGCTGCTCAGTCATATGCTGACGGCATTCTTGCTGCCTTCGAAGCAGGTGACTTCCAGACACTTGAAGACTTAGTTGCAGTAATCAACTCTGATTCATCTACAGTTGGTTCGTTCCGTAAAGAGATCGCAGACATCATCGATTCTGCACCAGAAGCTCTTAACACACTCAACGAAATTGCTACTTACATCAACGTAAATGGCACTGGCGATGACGTTCTTACAGCTATCACTAACAGCGTAACTGCAGCTAAAGCAGAAATTCGCGGTGAAGTTACTGCTGCATACGATACGCTTGCTGAAGTTGAAGATGCACTTGATATCATTAACGGTTCTGGTGTAGGTTCTATTGCTAAAGTTGCAGCTGACTTCGCAGCAGCTGATACAACACTGCAGTCCAACATTACTGCAGAAGCAACAGCTCGTGCTGCCGCAGACGTTACATTGCAGTCCAACATCGGTGCAGAAGCAACTACTCGTGCTGCCGGCGACGTTACATTGCAGGGCAATATCGATGCAGAAGCAACAGCGCGTGCTGCTGCAGATACTACACTTCAGTCTAACATTACTGCAGAAGCTACAGCTCGTACGAATGCTGATGAAACACTCACAACTGGCTTAGGTAACCTTTCCGGTGTTACTGATGCTGGTACTGCTCGTACAAACCTTGCTGTTTACAGTAAAACAGAAATGGATGCGGCGCTGCTCCTTGCCGGTGCAAGATTCATCACTGAGATCCTTACGGTCACAGCCGATGCAATCACGTTGACACATGCTCCTAAAGATGGTGTATTGTTCAACTTCGGTACAGTACGTCACACAGATGCTAACTTTGTATCTTACGACATTCCTGCAACAGTTGGTGGATCTGCCACTGTATACAACCTTGCCCCGAACGCTTCTGGCGACTTCGACGGTAAAGCAGTTGTTGTACAGTACGCATACACACCTGCATAATTGAAGCATTATCAGGGGGCTTAGGTCCCCTGATAACTCATTGATGAATACCGATGAGGTTAAATAGGATTATAAAATGGCTATAGTAAAAAGACAGGCAGATGTTCAATTAACACAGTTGACAACAGGCGCGCCTGTGGAGTATGATACGTTTGCAGAAGTAGCTACAGCACTTTCAAATATTGTGTCAAAACTCGATCTGATTACTGTTACGTCCGATATAAACCTTGATAATATTAACCTTGATAATCTTACGGAGGCACTTAGCGCAGGTACTGTAGAAGATTTTGAAATAGCTTTGGTTACAGCAGCTTCTGAATTACCTGATGGGACATTCTCGCTAACCAATATTGGCGACATCGATGATTTTGAAATGTCTTTAATTAACTAAGGAAAGAAAAAATGGCAGTTATTTTATACAAAGGCCCAAACAAGACTGTTGCTACCATAGCAGCTAGAAATGCAATTGCAGTTAAACATGACAGTATGGTTGTTACCGTACTTGATGCAATAGCAGATCCTGCCGCCGGTGCTGGGATTGCAACGTTTCGTTGGGTAGAATCCACATCGGCATGGATTTTAGTTTCAAAGTCTGGTGTCGAAAGTATTAACTTTGAAACAGAAGAGTTACTAATCTCTAACGGATCGGTAACACCTTCAAACGTTGCTATAAGCGGCAATTACTGGAATATAGTAGTTGTTAATGGCGATGTTATTCAGGCAGAACTCAAACTAGAAAATCTCACATCAAATCTAAATAGCATTTCGGGACTAGATGATTACAATGGTTTATCTTTAAGAGTAACGTATGCTTACGGTACAGTAGGTCAACAGGTAACTGACTATGTTGATTTTAAAGCAGCGGAAATCCAAGCAAACCTTGACGGCTTTTCAGGTACCGTCGCAGAATTTGAGGCAGAACTATAATGGTAAATTTAGCACAACGAATTGGTCAAGAATTTAAAAGTGTTCGTGATAACGAAATCACAAATCTCCAGGCAGCAGATGTTACCCTTCAAGGTAATATTGATACCGAAGCTTCTACAAGAGCAACTGCAGACTCCACACTACAGGCCAACATTGTTGCAGCAGAAGCAGCAGCAATTGCAACAGCAGCAGCAGATGCAACTTCAAAAGCAAATGCAGCCGAAGCAGCAGCTACAGCAGCAGCAGCAACAGACGCAACTTCAAAAGCAAATGCAGCAGTAGCAGCGGCAAACAGCAACACAGGGGATCGCGAATCAGCTATCACCACAGCATACCAGACTTACGCAGACGCGGCAGAAGCAGCTGCGAATACGTATGCAGACGGTGCCGTTGCGACTGAAGCTAGCGCTCGCGCTGCTGCAGATACCGCATTGCAGAACAGCATAGATGCTGAAAATGCAAGAATTGATGCTATCCTCAATGCCTCTACTGCTGATAAAGACACCTTTGCAGAAATCGTTTCATTCATCAATGCAGTTGATACAACAAATGATACAGCTCTAGGTACTGAAATTACTACAAGAGCAGCTGCAGATACTACTCTTCAAGGTAATATTGATGCTGAAGCTAGTGCAAGAGCATCCGCTGATACTACGCTGCAAAATAACATCAACACTGAAGCTAGTGCAAGAGCATCCGCTGATACTACGCTGCAAAATAA